CACCTTACCATGTTATGTGGTAAGTCTAAGAAGAATGGCAGATGTTCTGCACGCTTTAACTCATCACGCCACTTTATATTATGTAGCTCCCAAAGGCGTTTATCACCCATTATAAGTTGTGGTGTCATGCGACAAGGTACACATACCACATCTTTTATCTCTACTTTTGGTGCATTATCTCCATAGTAATAACGGGTAATCTTTCTTCCCTTAACTTCGTCATACTCTACTTTTAGATGACCCATACCATAACGTATAACACCTGTAAACTCTTTTACTCTGCCGGCTACAACCGCTATATCTGTATCACTTGATATTACTCTATGCAATGTACCTAAATCAGTCTCTTTAATAACTATATAGTCATCGTCCATAGTAATGAAGTAAGGTGCTTCACACTTAGATACCATATAGTTCTTACCCATTGCCAAGCCTGACATAAAGGGTAGTCTGTGAAAATGTATGTTCTTGCCTTTAATCTCTTCTCCGCCAGCATCGTCACATATTCTGATAGTAACGTCTGGGTAGTATGCCCTAATGCTTCTTATTAAACGTCTCAAGCACTTAGGTCTTAAAAATGTTTTAATCAGTATCTCAAACGGCATCTTCCATTACCTTCAATACTGGTAAGTAGTTCTGTCTATAATCATAGTTATCAGCTACAAACTCTCTATACTCTTGAGGCTTATAGTCTGATACATACAGCTTTCTTAAGTCATCAAATGTAGTCCATATATAACTCTCTGGGAACTGATACTCTACTCCGGGGTATCTATGTATTAGTGGCTTACAACCCATTGCCATACCTTCTAAGATATTGAGTGGGTTACCTTCTACTATACTGGAAGAGAATATATACCTACAGGTCTTTAAGAAGTTCTTAACAAATGCATGGCTGTTGTTATACCCGTAGTTCTTCCAGATTAGATTCTGGTAAGGCATTATGTTATTGATATATAAGTATATACGTTTAGAGTCTATCTTACCTACATGGTTAAAGGTTATAAGAGGGTCTAGCTTCTTAAGCTCAAACATAGCATGAACAGCATTGATACCACCTTTCTTATGATTAAGGTTACATATCCAACCTACTCTATGCTTGGCATCGGAACGTTTCTCTATCGTAGGGAAATAGTCTAGGTCTATTCCATTCTTGATAAAGATAGGGTTTACATTCTTGACTTTCTTTTCAAAGAGCGGATAGTGGCTCTCATTTAACATAAAGAGCTGTTTAACATTCTCCCAGTTTATGTTCTGTACTTGTGCATAGTATGCTGTATCTTCAAAGACTTCAAATGAACGGTGTATTACAAAAAGAGGTTTTTCGTTCATATTGCTAAAGTCTACCGCTAGACCACATGCCCACATACTTAAGACTGCATCACACCACTGGTATTCTTTTAGGTGTGCATTGTCTTTTATCTCATTACCTACTATCCAACGTACTTCATGACCATGGGAGTTTAAGAACTTAGTCCAGTAAGGTACCCAACTGTTCTCCCATAATGATACACAAAGTATTTTCATTTGAAGTACCTCGGGAAGTAGTGCACTATTACTCTTACTATTAAGTTAGCTAATACTATTATGGGTATTAAATCCCACCTCATCTTACATTCTCTCCAAAGGTATATGAACGTATATCAGGGTCATCAAACTCAATTCTTATACGCTCTAGCTCTGCATCAATTTCTGGACGGGGAGTGGAATGGTATAGAGATTCATTCCATTCCCTTTTCATACCAAGTGGCGTTCTCGTTGTCTTTATCTTAAGATTGTTCATGCCACATTGTAGAGTAAATAAATAGTCGTGACATATTTTATAACTCTCATTAAACTGTGGTACTTTGGTTCTATTAAACCCTACAAAGGGTAGAGATACAGTATTAGCTATTTTCTTATGCCACTCATAGTTCCAATGAACTGGAGTATAACTCTTAAAGTTCTTCTTCTTATCTACTACTATACATGAACCAGCAAAGTAGTCAGCTCCTCGCTCTAGATAGCTTAATGTTATTTCAGCTCGTTCTGGAAAGTATACATCGTCATCGGTGGCTATTAGAACATAGTCACTCTTGGCACACTGCATACCCTCGTTATAACAACGAGGAGGAGACCACTTATCTGTGTGACACACGTGGATACGTTTGTCTTCTGTACTTATATCTAAACCTATATTGTCAAAGACCAAAAGCTCCCAATCTGGCATTGTCTGAGCTTGCAAGGAACCTACTGCTGTCGGTAGAAAGTCAGCCCTACCTACTGGCATTATAAATGTTATTTTCGGGTCGTTACCCATTTGTTTAACCATTCTCCCATTATTGCATGTTCACACCATCTACACAGTGTTTCAATGCTGGAGTCTGTCATACTGTTTTGTAGTTTCATATACTCGTCACTTTCAAACAGCGACTCGTAGCTTTGTGTAAGTAAGTTGCCTAAGATATGTCTTAGTCCGTAATCGGCACAGCACATACTGACATCGCCATTAGGGAGTAGGACTTGCTTAAGCATTCCATTCTTACATATAAAAGGGTCTGTCTTTTTCTTATCTATCCACTTAACACTGGGCATTAGCTCTTTATCTACGTTATTAGCTCTACTGCAAGAGGGGTTAGGTGTTACATAATAACCGTCTAGAACTTTATCTAGCTTAGGATCTACCTTTGTGCCATGACAGTGTATATTGGGTGTTACTTCTACATGTAGTAATAACCTTAGTACTTCTATATATTCATCTGTTACAGTTATATGTTCATAGTTCTCTATACAAGGTAGATGTAACATAAAGCGTTTGAACTTGATATTCTTAATGGCTAAAGCATCTAGTTTATTCATACCTACTAGGGTTGTAGAGGCTACTATGCCATGACCACCCTCATAAGCATAAACCAGCATTCTAGTACACTCTGGATTTAACCAAGGCTCACTGAAGCCTGAGAAGTGTACGTTTGTATGCTTAGGGAGTTTATCTATACAGGTCTTAAAGTCCTTAAAGCTTAACATTCGTTCTACACCGGTATAGGCTTTAAGTATTGCTTCTTGTGGGCAAAAGACACAGTTATTGATACAACCTATATTGGTTGTTATTTCTAGACCTGTATCATTTACTTTTATACGCATTATACTAATCTCTCTAATAAATTCTCTACTACATAAATGTGTTGTTCCATACTAAACTCGTATCGCTTAAGAAAAACGTTCTTCTGACACTGGGCTCTCTCGTCCCACCTATCCTTTATCTCTTGTATTGATTTTACCGATATACCTACACCCTGCTCTTCTACGAACCTCCCTACAAGCTCTGCATTTAGGGCAATTACTGGGATACCACCTGCAAGATAGTCGAATAGTTTGTTTGGCATTGCGAGGTCCCATTCTCTAAACTCCTTTATATTTCCACAGAGTCCCCAGTCATAGAAACCCATAGCTGCTACCATTTCTTCGTATGGTAGACCTTTCAAGAAGGTTGCTTTAGGTTCATAGATTGCTCTCCACTTCTTAAGTTGTTCTTCTTCTCCGGGCATATATATTGTAAAAGGTATATCTTCCTTATATAGTAATTCATTAAGCTCTTCATACTTGCAATAGTTCATAAAGTCTTTAGCACCGGGTAAATCTATTCTACCCTGATAAACTATACCACCTACCCTTTGCCACTGACGTGAGTAGTAAAAACATTCGTTGACATAAGGGGGGAGAACAACAATTGGGCAACGCACTGGATGGCGTTTCACCAACTCGGTTTTGCAGGAGAGTGACGGAACCACAACTCCATCTACCCAGTCAAAAGCTAACCGTTCTTCTGCAGAAGAATACTCTAGCTCTGTTGTCCTCCATATCATTGCGTCGTGTATATCAAGTACTAATTTCTTCTTCTTTAGTACTTCTCTAATTACAAATACTAGCCACGAGGGTTCAGCTGCAGCATATACTATATCTACAAAGTCATATAGTTTAAGTGCGTCTCTTAAGCGTTTCTCTGTGCCGTCATATAATGTAACTGTCTTTAACCAGTCACCGGCAACTTGTCGCTTAGTTATTAAATGAACATCATGGTTCTTTGAAAGAGCAATTGCTTGCTTTATTGTTCTAATACATGTTCGTTCAGATACGATTAGTATTTTTAGTTTCATAAAATTGTTGAGGGTTAGTTTGAGTCCAACCCCCAAAGACTTGTAGCAGATTATTAGTCTGCGGTGGTTGTAGCATCAAAGCGTTGTCTCACATCGATAAACGCTAGATAGGAACCACTTGTACCTGCGGTTGTTTGAATAACACGCAGCACCGTACCAGCAGCGACGCTTGTAGCAGTAATGGACTTACCTGTAGCAGTACCAGTACCCAAAGTCCCTCGACCTGGGGTAAAAGTTGCTAAGTCAGTTCCACCGTCTGTTTCAATTGTCAGTGTGGTTGCAGTAGCAAAGATACAGTCACTAGCTACCGGAATAAGACCTAATTTTAGAATTTCAGTCTTAGTCGGTACACATAACATACCTTCACTCTGTGCGGTTGCAGCAACGTCGTAACGAGGACCGTTGAACAACAACCTTCTTCTTAGACCGTATTTAGGGTCAGAATAATTAGTCATTTGAATCCTCCTTATTACGCACTGGTCAAATATATGATATGACCTTCGGCATCACCTGAGAAATCCCAAGTTTTGACGAATCCACCCAGATAGTACCAAGCTACTGCCTGGTCTCTACCAAAGTCTTTAGGCATATCAATCCTTATCTCTTCTGGTATTACAACGCCTTCACGAACTGCGTCTGCACCAAAAAAGACAGCCTCACCAAATACTGAGCCAGAACCGGCGGTGTTAATCAACCTGTTAGTCTCTTCTATGAATCGGCATCCATAATACTGACCAATTTCACCACTGAAAAGTGGAGCCATTGTAGTATTCTGAGCCTTTGCTTCGAAGAAGTCGTAAAGACCTCTAATCGAATTCGTAGAAGCTATACAGACATAATTTTGACCATCATATTTCGGTACTAACTTTTTCTTTAATTCATCAATAACATCTCTGGCATTTTTGTCAGACATGTCAGCTGTTGCAGTAGAACTAACAGCACCACTAGAGTCGAAACTCGTTGTAGCAGTGTTAATAGCTATTGCGAACAAATCACTGGTTTGAAACTCTACAGCAGCAGCACTATCCAGTACTTTTGCCATATCGTTTCTCAGAACTGTTCTAACTATTTCAGGCACCTGCACTTCTGCAAGTGTTTGAGCTTTTAATGTAAAGGGTATGGAGTTACCATATTCTGTTACCGTCAAAGTACCCTGAGTAATAGTGTAGTTGTTCTTAGGTATAGTAGCTGTTTCATTAAGCGAACCACCAGCTGTAGAAATGTTACTAATCTTATCGAAAAGTACTGCATCTCCACGATTCTTCCCAATTGCAGGTTCTGCATCAACAAACTGCCTAAATTTCATTATAGGCTGTGCTGAATGCCGAATTACTTTGGAGAACGGGTCTGAGTGTAAAAATCCACCTAGTGAATTAACAGCCCATATTTGCTGAGCCATTTATTACTCCTTTTTAACTAAGCCTAAAGACTCTGTTGCTTTAGACTTACGAGAACGACGGTCGTTGATATAATCATCGAGTCGCTCCGATTGAGTGCGTGGCTTCTTAGCCTTTTTAGTAGGTTCAGATTTAACTCTTTTCCCACTGCCAGCTAAAGAAGTTTTACGCCTCTCTTTTACTAATCTCTTTTTCAGAGACTTCGTTTGTGTATTGTCAGACTTAACACCTCTACGTTTCTTTATGATGAGTTTGAAAGCGTCTTGAACAGCAAGCTCTTGTCCGCCAGGTCTGTGGTATCTTTGGAACAAGTCCTCTTGCTCTGAATTATACAACAGTAAGGCAACCTGTCTAAGTAAACTTTGGTTACCTCTAATATCGAGCTCATTTCGGGAACCGGTATATAACTCCGGCTCACTCTCATCTGAGAGATATTCCCAGTTTTTAACAACTTCAGTCCACTCTCTACGATTCTGCTGTGCGGCTTCACGTTGCTTATTCTGTTCTTTATCATAATCTGACCTCAAGTCTTGTTTTATCTGAGTCTCTTGCTGTTTTAATATTTCTGCCATTAGATTAGCATCACCATCTTCGTGAGCTTTCATCATGGCTCTAGCAAGTTCATCATTAGTGTAGCGTTTATTCTTACTGGTAGGAGATGATTTCTCATTTATCTCTATCTGAGCTTCGAGTCTAGCTATCTTAGCTTCTCTCTCATACTTCTCAGCAGTAAGTTTATCTACACGCTTTTCAAGACCAGTCTTTTTTATGGTCTCATCTTCAAGAAACGAAGAGACATCTTCGTCCTCACTTGTTTTGTCATCAGTCTTAGTTTCGGTAGGGGTTTCATCTACCAGCGGCTCTGAAGTCTCCGCATCGTCTACAGTATCTTCACTTGGTTTAGCACCAGTAACATCAGCTACTGCTTCAGCTACTGTCTTCTCTGCTTCCTCAGTGATTTCTGTAGTTTCACCATCTTCAGTCGACTTTGTTTCTTCGGTAGTTTCGACAGCTTCTTCTACCTTTTCCTTTGTTTCCTCAGGCATGTTATATCTCCTTCAGGGTTATATGAACTCCCAGAAACGTTTGCAGGGTTGCATTGTACCCAGAACTAGTCTCCTGACGGATAGAATTTGTCAGGATTAAAATGTTTACCTGTGGCTTCTACTGACATGTAGATACCACTTGTGTCAAAAGGGTCTATCCAAAACTTCTTACACTCCATGCAACGGATTGTTTTGTTCTTTCTTGCATACATTAAGTCAGTATGCTTACACTTCTTTTGCTTTGCCAAATAGTTTCTTCCACGCATCGCCATAGGATTTACTCCACCCACATCTTGGAGAACTGTGGTTGTTAGCATCACTAACGAGTTCATCATTTAGTGCGTCTCTTGCTTTATCACCCTCGTGTAGTGCTACTTGGTTTGTAAGACTCTTGATTAAGTTTATCTGCATTCCCTTGTGGCTCTTCTTGTTTGTACGATAGTCATGACCTATACGCCTTGCACGCTTCCTAGCATCTTCGTACTTCATACCAACTTTAGGGAAATTACTCATTATCTTATCTCTGCGTATGTAAAGGTTGCTGTTATATTACCTGCTTTAGTAATAGTACAGTCTATATCTGTTGCAAACTTCCACTCAACTCCCTCTGGGGGTTTGAGGGTTGTAAGCCCATCTTCAGTGATAAGTATCTTAAATTTACTTGAAGCACCATCTAGTATTTCTACTGCATCACCAGCAGTATCTCCACTTATATCTACTTGGTAAAGTATACCACCCGTATTATCGGTAGTAACTGCACCAGTTGCGGTGAGTGCTTTTATAGTCGTATTACCTATTGAAGCCATTAGTCTTCTCTCCTTACTAATCTAACTCTGTTCTTCTTACGCTTCCACTTCTTGCGTCTGGCATTAAGCTTCTTGATTCTTCGCTCTCTTCGCCTCGTCACTTTTTACCCTTTTGTAGCCTGCGTTTTTTAGAGTGTTTTTTATTATTTGGTCTCGGAGACTTTCTTCTCCTTTTAACTTTTCTTTTCTTGGGGACATGAGTTACCTCTTCTTCCCTTTTTTCTTCTTTCTTCCTTTGCACGGCATACCGTACCTCCATCATTGGGGGTTGAAATTCTCCTTTACGGTCTTCAGCTACACCTTTTAGCTGATTCTCTAACAGGTCTATCATCTTTAAGTGGTTATATACGTGGTTGTGGAACTCTAACAAACCCTGTTTCTTACCTACATGGAACCATATCTTATCGGTTGACTTCTCGTCCTGTATCTTACCATATACCCAGTTGTTACCTAACTTGCCACCTACTTCTTCTGCTATCATTCTGTCTAGTGAGGGTAAGATTATTTCCCTCCACCCGGGTGAGGTTAATACATCTCTTACCTGCTTACATATTCTTAACTTGTCGTGTATACTCTTTTCTTGTGCGTCTAGTAACTGTACTTCCTCCTCAGACTGGGGACTGTACTCACTATTCATTCACCGCCTCTACTTCACCTTCTGTTTTCTTAACAACTTCTTTACCCTTCTTCTTAGTCTTGGCGAGTTGTTTTTGCCCTTCTAAGATACCACCTTGTAACGCTTGTGCTTGCTGAGATAGTTGCTGTACCATTTGTTGTAACTGTACAACTTTCTCTTGAAGCATTTGTTTAGGATCTGTAGTGAACTGTGTTGGGTCTTTTACACCATCTTTTTCTAACCAGTCATTTGCTGCATTGAAGTAGTCATCTAGATTAGATACACCTAACTGCATGAACTGACCTACCATTGTTATACGAGCTAATGCTTTCTGGGAAGCTAGTATAGAGTCTGATACTTCTAGAGTACCATTTGACTTTACTTCTGCCGGGAAGTTAAAGTCTTCTCTGGTTATTTGTATACCGTCTACGAAGAGAGGTTCCTCTAATCTATCAGCTAGTATATCAAATACTTTCTTATATACCTTAGATAAAAAGTTATTCCAGTTAATTACTTCCATGGTGACAGGACCAGAGGATTGCCTAACACCTTCTTGTATTTCACCTAAAGTCTTACCTCCGCCTACATTGGTAGCATTTCTAAATAACTGGTCAGTGCTGGAGGCATACTCTTCAGCAGTAGCCTTAAGTAGTTGCATTATTCTTTCACTAGATAAGTCTACTGTGTTAGGCTCATTAAGTCTCTTAATCTCTGTACCTATTTGAGCTACAGGTACTTTCTGACCGGGAACGAATCTTAAGTGACCATCCAGTATCTCAGAGTTGTTCTGAACTTCCCACATTGGTGTGTTGTTCATCTCATCTCTAATTAACATGTTATTAACTGAACGTTCCATCATTTCTTGCACTGCACGTATTTGTTCCGGTAAGCCACGTGAGTCATAATATCTGGGGTCTTTTAATTCGTTGTCATGTTTCTCGTAGTTCCAACCTTCAAACTCATAAGGGAACTCTATGTCTTGTAATAGTGAATCTTCTGGGTCAGCTATATCTGCTAAGAAAGTAAATACCCACCTACGAGCCATTTCACTTTTCTTGGGTTTATACCAACATAACACTTCGTGTATTCTAAACAATTCTCCTTTAGATGAATCTGAAGCTACACCTTCATTGCGAGCTTTCTGACGTTCTATAACATCATCATCACTTCTTCTAACATCTGAGAACTCCATGTCATCTAGGTCTTTCACTATGAAGCGTTCACTATCCATTTCAGCTTCCAACTCGTCTCTCGTTAGAAAATATTCAAGTGTTACTCTGGGGGAGGAATTGATATCGGTAGCAAAGGGTGGTACTATTATCTTAGTAGGTAGGGGAAAGTCTATATTGGGTAGCGATGAAACTACTTCAATATCAAACTCTATTATTCTCTTACCACTATTAAACTGTGCTATTACATCATCTATAGTATCAGCATCATTATCATCTTCAGGATCTAGCTTGAAACGTTGGGCTACAAAAGCTCTCTTCTCATCCTTACTAGCAGCTTTAATCCGATCTATTACTTCCTCTGGGAAGTCATCTAGATTAATTACCTTATGGACTATACGATACTTGAATTCTTCATATACCCTAGCTACACAGTGACCATACTGTTTAGAGAAGTCAGCTGCTAGAGCTAACTTGTCAAACAAGTCCATCTTCTTACGTAATAACATATTAAGACCTAGTTCAGCACGCTGTGCTTGAGCCTTCATCTGTGGTGTAACTTGTACACCATCTTCAATCTGAACTAAAGCCATCTTCTTCGGAGCCCATGCCGAGAGGACAAGGTTTGGAATTGACTTCTTAATAAGCTTGTCCGTCTCCGGCAAGGGAATGTTAGGTGCTCCGGGGTATGGGCGATTTGTTATTCTTTTCACACCCAACCGCTGATTGGTAGCTGTGACCATCTTGTTCTTCCAACTAACTCGGTCACCATCATCTGTTTCTATTTTCGTTCTTAACTCAGTAAGAAAGTCTGTTAGGTCTTCTCCTAACTTCCTATCCTCTGATTGTTCTTTTACATTTATTTCTCTAGCCATTTATTACCTCTTGTGTATAATAGTTCCAACCATAATCATTTGTCATATTAACCTTTTCACCAAGATTAACTCTACCCCTACGCCTAAAATCTATAGCTGGGTCTCTAATAAATTTTGCACCCCAAAGAAGCTGTATTAAAGTATCTGCCCTGTCAGGTGACCTGCCCAACCTCTTCTTAACTTCTTTTTTAGGTTCAATCATTATCTTTCCATTTGACCTATATAAATACTTTACAGCACCTAACTGCCTTATTAAAATGGGGTCGTTTATAATACTTACTAAACCT